GTTTCTATATAATACCTTACATGTGCCTATATGCCCCCTATAACCTCTATAAGTACCACTATAAGCACATGCAATAGGAGTCTAACCTATACTAGATAGTTTTAACATTCTATCCACCGTTATGCCTTACATAACTTTCTGGAGGGTTGTTAGCTCTCCGTTCTAACCATTGAACATATACATATGCTTATAGTGCTACCCATAAAGGTAGCACAAAGTTTGGTGATTGAAGTGTCAGTATTCTTTACGAATACCATACCAAACATATCTACTGACCTATCTAGTAAAACTAAATGCTTCAATATGTTTAGTATGCTACTCACAAGGAATAGCAGAATATACTCCACTTATTCATATATATCGTGGCAACTTATAAAAGTTGCTGGCAAATATATTCTTTTTAAGAATATGAGTTGACTTATCGTCATATCCCATGTGTAAGATAACACTGCAACAGGAGTGTTACTTAGTACTCTTTTATAAGTACTGTACTAATGATATAAAAACAATTTCCCTCCCAGTTGCTCACCTGTTCTTGTGGACTTGCACCACACATCTCTAGGCTAGTCTATTTCTATATCGAACTTCATATAAAAAACTATTTCCTAGTGCATACTCTGCCTATGCTCAAATAGGTTTAATTTCTATATCATCAGTACACTACCTATAAAGGTAGTGCCAAAAAGGAGTGTTAATTATATATAAGATTACCTGATTCATCAAATTCATAACCTTTTCTAGTTGACATATCTTGATGATGTTCTTTCTCATGACACTCTTTGCAGACTCCTTCCAAATTATCTTCATTGAGTGTTATATTATCATCACTTATGTTTAAATCAGTAAGATATTCTTTATGGTGAACAATTCCTGTTCTTCTTTTTTCTTTGGGAATCCAATCACTTATTCCATCAACATAAACTGGTTTATGACATCTACTGCATAGTAAGTTTTGTTTTAACCATATTGTTTTTCTTACATCTTTCCACACTTTTGATTGATAAAAATCTTTTCTTAAACCATAACTCATATTATTTCTTCTCTACTTTTTTAGTTGGTTTCTTTTTATCTTCAATTTTTTCTTCTTCTGGTACTATTACACATAGATGCAACCTTGTTAATAATTCACATTCTTCTTTAGTTACATTCCATTCCTCATCTACTTTTCTATCTTGATTACCAGATTTAAATGATTTTATACATCTTACTTTCATATTATTCTCCTATCCAAACATTTTTCTTACATCAGCTTCCGTTCCTATTTTTTCATTATTATTATCTAAAGAACTAATCAAAATATTTAATAATGAAACAAAAGACATATCCAACATTTCTTCTTTGGATATGCCTAATCTTTTTGCTAATGCAAATGTTTCAAACTCATCTACTTCTTCATTACTTTCTTCTAAATTGGGAAGTTTTTTAAACTCCCCCAGAAATGGGAGAAGTTGCTACTGCTACTATATCGTTTATCCATTCTGTATTGGAATAAAGATTATCAATTCCTTTTAAGAAATCATCATAACCTTTTACTTGTGCAGAATCTGCTTCTTCTATCATTACATATGCCATTTTTAATATTATCTCTGTAAGATCATCTATATTATCTATCATATCTTCTTCATTTAATTCTTGCAATTTTGCTATTTCTTGCAAATCTTTTAGCATTTTTCTTCCAGTTGTATCTTTATACTTGAATTGTGTATAAGCACTTGATTTAATTGTGTATTCTTTTCCACTAATATTAACTATCTTTTTCATATTCTTTCATATTCTCCTTACTGTTTGATATATACTTGTCCTAAATCAACTAGTACATATCCATCTTTTTTATCTATTACTTTTAATTTAATATATTCATCCTCTTTTTTAGGATAAACAGTTTCCCATTCTTCATTAAATGCTATCCATTGATTATCTGCTATTCTAAACCAATTATATCCATCTATATCTACTATTTCATAATAATTATAAAAACCTTCTTGTGCATAACCTAATATTTCTCCATCAAGACTAGGTGTTGTTCTTACTCTTAATTCTGTCACTTTAACTTCTATTTGGTCTTTCTTTTCATCTCGTTCTACATTAGGTGTTATCTCTGTTTTTGGTGGTTCTTCTTTTTTTAATCTAAAAGCATGCCAATTGCCTTCATATATAACTTGCAAATGACTATTGCTATGTAAAGGATAGTTTTGTGAAAAATACCAACATTTTTCTCCATCCCAATTGTCAAAAATAGCGACATGTCCTACATCATTTCCATAATCCCAAATACATATATCTCCAGGAATCATATTATTAATTGGTACTTCTTCAAAAAATGTATCTAAATCATTTCTCTTTGGTGGATATAACATATTACTAACCATACCACATCCACTAAATACCCAACTTGGTATTTCTAAACATTCTGTTGCATATGTCTGTACTAAATCCCAACATTGATTTCCATATTGTCCATCCCAATCAACATATTTTCCATTGTATTTGTTTTTAAACTCCTCATATGTCATAATTATTCTCCGTTCTAACCTTTAATATTTTCTTCTTTGTTAATTTTACTTCCTAAGAAAAAACCTACCACTATTGATAAAGTGTTTTGCAATTCATTAGGAATTGGTATCTGCCTTATTACGCAATAAGCGAATAATAGCATTGTAACAACTGTTATAAACGATTTTAATTCATCCCATGCTTTTTTCATTTTTACCTCCTATTTATTAATTAAAAAGTCTTGCAATTCTTTTTGAGCATCTTTTAATTTACTTAATGAATTACCATTTATTTCATGGCTAACTAAAGCAAGTATCGAATTACATAGTACTTTGATAAACTTTTCTTGTTCTTTACTTTTTTCCTCTAATTTTCTAATTCTTAGTTCATGATCTTTTATTTCATTATCGTGAATCATTATTTTACTTTGTTTTCTCCAATTAGAAATAAGATTAATAGCTCCTCCTATTGTTGTAATAGCACTACATATTGCTAAAAATACTATAAAAAATACTTGTAATTCATTTAAACTTACCATTAATACCTTCCTCTCTTTTTAACAATCTTCCCAGAGGATACAACAGAATATGTAAGGTTATACCCTCTAGGAAGACTATTCCATCCTTCCACCACTATATATTAGGTACAAAAAAGAGATATGTCCTATTTGACTATCTCCATATTATCATTATAACTATTTAGAGTGGGAAATTGGGGAATATTGATTACTTAAATACCTTCTTAGCATTTTTGCTACTGTTGTTCTGTCTTTATCTAATTCTATTCCTATCTCATCCCAACTTTTTAATTCTTGAAATCTCATCATCATTATTGTTCTTATAGTTGTATCTTCTACTTTGCTTATATAAGTTTCTATTTTTATATATTCCTCTAATGCTGATAATCTAGCATTAATTAGTTTTTCTATAATGAGTTGTCTTTTTTCTTGAATGCTTATTGATATTCCAGAACTTCCTATTTTTTCTTCAAACGAAGTAGCACTTAATCCATTTCCAAACTCTTCTAATTGATTTTCAATGTTTTGTACCTCTTTTTTCAGCCAATAATATTTACTTAATTCCTTTTCTGTCATATATCTCTTTCCTATTCTTTTTTTTAATCATCTCTGCTTGCAACAACTATGCATACAACTATAAAACCTACTAAAAACCCTAAACAAAACTCTATCATTCTTTATTCTCCTTATCTAAAATATTACCTAGTTTTTCTTCATTTATACCGATATCTGCCCCACCTAAAATAATACTTATCACTGGTGGTATAAATAACAATAATGCTAAACCTATCAATAATATATATTTCACTCTTTATTCTCCTTATCTAATATTTCTAAAAGTTCTCTTATGAACATTGACACAGTTACATCTAAATCATGCCATTCTGCTGAATGTTCTTCCCAAGTGCCTCCACTATAATCCCATTTTGCGTGTTCATCTATATATTCTCTAACTTCTTTTATTATGTTTTCTTTATTATCTAATTTCTTTATTAATTCATCTATCATACTGTCTTTTATTTTTAAAATATTATATAATTCTTCATTACTCATTCTTAATTTCTCCTTATCTAATATTTCAAAAATATCTTGTGGATTTGCATCATTTTTAAACTTGCATATTAACTCATGTTCACCTGTTAAAAAATTACTTTTAATTGTTGTTATACTATGCTCCTTTAGATACTTTATAGCTTCAATTTCTGCTTCTGTGTATTCTTTTTCATCATAAATCCTTACTATTTCATTATAAGCATTTCTATCTCCAAAATAACAAGCCTGCAATGTTGTTATAAAATGTTCTCTATCACTCATTACTTCCACCCCAATTCTTCTACTTGTTTATTTATTGCTTGTAGTTCTTCCAATGATATATTACAACTATCTTCTAATATTAAATTTTTATAATATTTCTTTATATATTTTACTGAACCTGTTAAATTACTATAAAAACTTATAAATGTATTTGTTCTTTTTTCTTTATACAAAATACAAGTATTATCATTATTTGTTTGATAAACATAATAGTCTAAATCTTCAAACATCTTTTTTGCACTCACTCTTTATCACTTCCTATAAAGTTCCAATATTTATGCCCTATTGCCTTATCAATAGTTTCTATAAAATTATCTATATGTTCTCCTGTCCGAAATACCAAAAGTGCTAGTGCTAATCTATATCTCATATCTAATTCTTCTATTTTTTCTTTATCACTCACTCTTTATCATCTCCTTTTAATTCTTTAATTGCTTTTTCTATTTCTTCTAACCCCTTTTCAATGATTATTGGTAACAAAAACCATTTTGTTAATCCATAAATAATAAATAATGCAACTATCATAAATGCTATAAAAGTTAATATATCACTCATTCTTTGTTATCTCCTTTTAGTTCTTGTAATTTTTCTATAACTGCTAATGTAGGCATTACTGTTGTTTGTTTTCCTTCTTCTAAATCAATTACTAAACCATTTTCATTAAAGAATTTTAACCATTTTTCTAATTCATCAATTATATTATTTAATCTTTCTATTTCTTGTTCTAATTTTCTTTTACCTGCTTCTGTTAATCTATCATTGTGCAATAAAAATAATAATTCTTTAATTTCTTCACTCACTCTTTATCACTTCCCATCAAAAATTAAATTGTAATTAGGTTTTACTATTAATATTCCATTTTCCAAGTAAATATCTGCATTACACCAACCATCATTATCTTTTATGATAATTGGTATATGATGCTTTAAATATTCTACTATTTCTTCAATATTCACTCTTTACCATCTCCTTTTAGTTCTTTAATTTTATCTGTAAACTCTTTAAGTTCCCACTCACTTATCGAATAATAACCATTTTGACTAATTCTAAATGTTTCATAAAACATATTATCTAATTCATTTATAATATTATTTAGTCTTTCTATTTCTTTTTTTAAAGAATCTTGTTTTTCTTTTGACCATTGCTTAGAATAATTTCGATAATAGTCTATGTGCTGTTGATAGTATTTCTTTTGAGCATCTCTTTTTATCTTCTTTACTCTTTCTAAATTATTATTTTCATATCTTTTATGATTTTCTAAAGTCCTTTTTCTAAACTCTTCATCTGTGTGATATCTTTTTCTTACATATTCTTTTTGTCTTGCTAATATTTTTTCTCTGTGCTTTTGATAATACTTTTTTGCATTTTCTCGAGCTTTATTTTTCTTTTCATCTTCACTCATTATTTATCACCATCTATAATACATATTTTCATTACCGTTTGTAATGCTTGCAGCACTGTGCCAATTTCACTTTTGTTTTGTTCACTTAAGTTTTCGGTGTAAAATGTTTTATTATATTCATAAATTAACATTGCAAGATATTTATGAAACTCTGCGTATTGTTGTTTATTCATTGCGTATCACTCCTTTTTCTCAATTAATCCTTTGTAGCCACTTGGCTTTATTGCAGATTCTTTTTCACATTCTTTTTTTGCTGTTTCGTGTATTCTTTTTACTTTGAATTGTATGCTTTCAAATTGTTCTTTTGTTAATATTGATTTAATACTATTACTTCTTAACGTAACAAGAGTATCTTGTATTAATACATCAAGACCACCTACTACTATTTCATCATCTTCTGCATATACACAATGAACTATCATACCATTAACATAATCTCCAACTTCTATTAAATCTATTATGTTTGAACTTGATTTAAAATCATTTTCTCCCATAAATACAAAATCATCTGCTTTTGGAAAATCAATAGCATACATCATACTCGGTTCTCTAAAATCATTTATATTATATATTTTCCCTATGTGTAATCTATCTTTTGTTATTACATAATCTCCTACTTTCATTCTTTATTCTCCTTTTAGAATCATAGTTACGATTTTTAAGTCATCTTCAATTTGTCTTTGATTACATTGTTTTAAATGATATAAAACTACTTGTTCTATATAATCTATAGCTCTTTCATTTCTTTCTTTTATTATTTTTAGATCCGAATTATTCATATTTTAATTTACTCCTTTTTCTCTTTTGTTATATTTCCATTTGTTTACTTCTATTCCTAATGATTTTGCCATCTGTAAAAATTGTTCTTTTTCTTCTTCATCCCTAAATCCAACTAATAAATGTGGTGGTACAGGAAGCATTTCTTCTTTTGACTCTGGTTCATTCAAAAATTGTTCATTATTTACAGGTCGCCATATATGAAGACAATGCTTATGATTATTAATATACTGGCTTTTAGCAGGATGATATTCTACGCAAGTCTCATCTTCATTCCAGAATATATCTTTCATTCTACACATTTGTTCCCAATTTGGAGTTCTACTAGGCATGCTTACCGATAAATGTTCCCATCCTAATTGATAACTAAAAATAAAGTTTAGATTTTTTTCACTTATTCTGTCATAATAATGACCACCCATTCCATCTCCCTCTGTTTCTGCTTCTATGAATAAATTAGGTGTATTTCTTATTTCATCTAAAGATTTCATTGAATACCTCCATCTGCACCATCTCGCCAACGATACAACTTTCCACTTCTATACAAGCTTCTTAAAGTGATATCATTGCTATTATGACATTTCATTACTCGTGGTTGTAAATCTCCAAAATAACAATAAACTTCTTTACCATCTACCGTAATTTTATTGTCACAACCTACGAATCCACTACACATTCTTGTATCTCCATATTTAGTTGGTTTTCCACAATTATTACATCTAACAATCATTTCCATAGTGTCAGTATTATATTCTAGTATTTCTAAATGATTACCTTCATCAAGTATATTTGGATTAATCATCATTCTTAGCACCACCCAACTTGTTAACTATGTTTATGATTTCTACTAACTCGTTAATATCAACAAATCCTTTTACTGAATCACCACATTTTAATACTTCTTCTGTAATCCTATTTCCTTCTGGACTTATAATTGCAATTTCACAATCATGACTTTCATCTTGTTGAAATATATATTTTGATACTTCTTTATCATTTGTGGGAAATAGAATGTATTTATCATTGAAATGATTTTCACTATAACTTCCAAATCCGTTAAATACACTCAAAGTATATCCATTATTAAATGTTAACCAAAAATGTCCTTTATCTGTTCTTATCATATTCTTCTTTTTTAATCCTTTCTAATTGTCTATTTATTTTTTCTTTCATTATCTTTTCTATCTCACAATCTTTTATACCATAGTAGTATTGGAATTGTTTTAACATTACCTTTACATCTGCAATTTCTTCGGCTATGTGTTCTTTATGATATTTCTCTGCTGGAGTATCTTTATATACTTCAACATATTGATAATCAATTATTGCTTCATCTAACTCAAAATACTCGCTATGAATATATTTCAATTGCTTATCAATTCCATAATTATTTATAATTTCTAATAATTCTTTCTTCAACCTTTCCTACCTCACTTCTTGTAATTTTGCTAATCAAAATAGTGTACCAATACTTTATACTTTTTCTTTTAAAATAAATTATCTCTGTTCTTTGTTTCTTTTTTACTATCAAATACATCAATGATATCTTCCTCCAAACTTTTTCTGTATCTTAGTTTGTTCTTATCTCTTAAGTTCATTTCATAATCAATTGTTTCGTAAGTTGATTGAATATAACTATTTTGTACATTTCTACCTTTTATTAGCATTTCTAATTGTTCTATTCTCATTAACCACCACTTAGTGTCATCCCAATTCTCAATACTATTTTTTGCTGCTTTTTTGCCACTTAGTTGCCACTTTTTTGCATATTCTAATAATTCTAATAGATCCTTTTTATCTAATGGACTTAATTCTATTGTTTCCATACTAACTCCTTATAAGATTATTTAATCTCTAACTCATCAAATCTTTATATTCAACCTCTTATTTCCTTCCATCGTTATCAATAAAATACTTGCTAGTGAATATTACATAATGAGATAATTCTCTCAAATTGATTTTTCTTTATATGTCATTTGCTTTTTTCTGTTTTTCTATAAATAAATTAAACTCTTTTCTATGAACTTGTTTTTTTCTTGAATATTCTTATTTTCATTTTTACATATTAATAACTTAAAAATAAAAATCTTGTCTCGCTTTTAATTGATCTTCATCATTCCAACAAATGTAAATCATTGTTACTTGTGGACTAGAATGATTTAACATTTTTTGAAGTGTTATTATATCTTTTGTTTGTTCATAAAATGTTCTAGCAAAGCATTTCCTAAGTGAATGACATCCAACTATATATCTAATGCCTAATTCTTTTGTATATTTTTTTATTCTATTCCATGCTTGTTGTGATGTTATCGGCATGTTATTACCTTTTCTTGATGGAAACAAATATTCCCCCTCATATAAATTGTTTCTGTTAATGTAATCGATAACATCTTTAAATAATTTTTGATTCAACTCCCAATACTGTTCTTTTCTTGTTTTATTTTCTCTTATGTACATTACACCTTTTAATAAGTTTTCATTCACTTTTAATTTAAGCAAATCATTAATTCTAAAAGCCGTATTTAATCCTAACTTAACCATAATATAATCTCTATCATACATTTTCTTCTTAAGCTCATTTGTTTCGCTATCTCTTTTCTTTTGAAGCATTATCATTAAATTGGTTGCATCTTCTTTTTTTAATGGTCTTACAGAACTTCTACCATATTTAATTGGAAAATATCTAGCCATCTAATCACTCCTTAAATAATTTACTATTTTATTTACCCATTTTTGTAATGTAACGATATCTAAACCAATTTCTTCTTTAGAAAGACTTTCGTAATTATTTTTTTCATAATAATAATCAATATTAAGATTATCTAATTTTTTTAATTTAGTTTTAGTATCATTTACATTATTAACAGTTGTTTCTATTGGTGGTAAACCATGCATTATTCTAATTTCATTTATTGATAATTTGTTGTTTCGAAGGTCTGTTATTTCTTTTAATAGCATTGTATAAGCCATATATAATGTTTCATAGGCTGTCTTATAATCAATTTTCTTCATTGAATACCTCCATCATATTTTTCATATTATTTAGTATTTGTGATAGGATTTTTTCAGCAACATCTTTATTCAAATCATCCAATTTGCTTAATATATACTTAAATGCTTTTGATGTGTCATCATCCATTGATGATGAATCTTGAGCCATCATTGATTCTGCTAATTTACTCAATATTGAACCAGCTATATATAACTGTGTTCCATTTAAATCATCAATATTCATTACTTATCACTTCCTTTTAGAATGGCTATTATTACTGACAATACAGTACCATCTTCAATAATACAATTTTCTTCTATGTATTTTATTGCTTCTTCTATCCTTGATAATAATACTTCTCCATTATTAATGCTGCCTATTAAATGGTCTATTAATTCTTCTTTAGTACATTCCATCCAGAATTGTTTTTCTTTATCATTTAAGCTGTTATAAAATGGTAGATATTCTTTTTTCATGATTAGTCCTCCTTTCTAAGAATTGTTAATATTATTATTGTTAAGCATATTATTAATGTTATTAATACACTCATTTAATCTCACTCCCTCCAACAAAATATTTCCATTATAATTAAACTTTCTTATCCATCTTTTACCCTTTCTTACTTTTCTTATATTAGTTATTTCATGTTTTAATTTAGCTTTAAAATAAACTTTTTTTGATTCTCCATCTCCATAATCACACCCTAAAATAAAATTGGATTCTGTAGCAGTTTTTTCTAGTTCACTAAATAAATTAATAGATAAATCTGTTTCTATTGATGCTGATAATTCATTTGATTGATTTAGAAATAGATCATCATAATCTTGTTCTACTTTTATTTCTGTTACTTTTGATAAACCCGATTGTATTTCATTTCCATCTTTAGTTATTATTTTTATATTACTTAATCCAAAATTCATACTTCATCCTTTCATTACTACGATTTGTCTTTCAATTGCTGTTTACATTTTCTTAGTTCTGTATACATTCTTCTTAAATCTTCTGCTAATTGATCATTCCTCTTTTTTTCAGTACTCATCAATTTATAATATTTTCTTTTCCAATAATACTTATTTTTGTTTTTATTTAGTTCTTTACTAATCTTTTGAATATTCTTCTTTAATTTCTCTATAATCCTTTTCATTTCTTTTCTCCAATAATTTTAATTTAAATAAATCTTTATTTTGATAATATGGAGTACCATGATATAAAGGAAGTAGTTTCATATGACATTGAATTAAAATATCATTTGGCACTAAATCCTCAATTATCAATACATCATTCTTTACAGAAAATAATAATTGTAATTTTCCATAACACTTTTCAAAATAATAATCTGTTGGAATATCTACAGAATATATTCCATCTTTTTTACCTAATTCAATTAGATTAGGCATTATATTAAAAATTAGATACTTATAGGATTTCATAAAATATTGTTTTAATCCTCTAAGCTTTTTTCTATAAGTCATTTCATCCAATATAACTACATTCTTTCTAAGTAATTCTTCATTAATCATATTCGTTCCACTTATTTTCTACTTGATAAATAATTAGTAATAAATTGTTATATTGTTGAACTGTCATATCTTGCATATATTTAATTTTTAATAAACTCTTAATACAATCCATTGGAATATTGTAATCATTCATCTTTGTCCAGATTGTATCTAATTGTTTCTTATTTACATATTCAATTTCCATTTTTCCACACCTCATCAAATCTTTGGTTTAACTTGTTATACTCATAATGTGTCATTCCCAAAGAACCATTTCTATTTTTTCCAATTAAGAAAGTAATTGTTACTTTATCTTTCGATATATTTTTATCTTGATTTTCATCATGCATTAAAATAACGGTTGTTGCTGATTGCTCTAATTCTCCAGAATCTTTTAATTCGGAAATCTTAGGCAATTGCTTATTATCAGCAGCTCTATTTAATTGACTTACTAAGAAGATAGTACAGTCATAATCAAGAGATATCTGTCTTAACTCTTTTACTACCTCCGTAAGATTTTCATATAATGTAGAATCTTTTTTTGCTTTAATTAATCCTACATGGTCTATAAAAACTATTGTGTGTCCTTTTTTTGATTCATTCATAATCTTTCTTCTAATAGTTGCGACTGTTTGACCTTGTGAATATATTTTTATATTTTTTTTGGCTATTAAATCACATGCGTTTTTAATAGATTCTTCTTGGTATTTTGTAGCTGGATTATCTAAGTATTTCATATCTATTTTTGAATTAATTGATATTAATCTTTGATACAATTGTTTTTCTGCTATTTCCATATTGAAGTATAGACAGTTATATCTATCGGATAAATCTTCTAGGAGGTTTAAACAAAATCCACTTTTTCCTAATCCTGTCCTTGCAGCAATTATTACTAAGTCATGTTCCTGTATATTTGCTACATCGGATAGTTTTTTAAATCTAAAGTTAATGTTTTTATTTTTTGAATTAATTAATTGAAATATTTCTTTTCCACTCAATCTATTATCATCAAGTTTTATATTTTGTGATTCTAGCGTATGAATACTTTCTAATAATTGTTCTTTTGTTATTTGTTGCGATTTAAATTGATTAATAGACATGAGCATTTCATTATCTATGTATATGTTAAATAATACTTCTTG